CATTTCCGCGTTGAGCATGGCGAGTTCGTGCCTGCGCTCGTTGGCGCGGTCGAACATCTTGAAGACCTCTGGCGCCAAGCGCAACAAACCGCCAAACACACCACCGAGCAAAGTTTCCAACATTGGTTACTCCGGCTCAACTGGCCAAACGACTTCCCAAGGGAAGCCAGCTTGGTCAGGGATGTCGCGCAGCGCTTGGCGGTAGGTTGCCCACTCTAGTTTCTTCGCGTTGGTGATTGGGGTGTCGTCGAGCTGGGTCCAGTCAGACTCTGCGATCATGACATTTCGAATGCCTCTGACAGCTTTCGCTTCTGCAGCGGCTATTGAATCAATTTCTTCTTGTGTTTTTGTTGTTACAACCCAATTCGTTTTCCAAACCGCTTCTAAAGCATCGTAAATGCAACCGCTTTGAATGGCATTTTGCGTTCTGTGGTCGTATTGCGGAGATGTTTCTAAAACAAGGAAAACATTCCAATTTGCCAACAACGAATCTGTGATCGTTGACGGGAAAGAAACGGAAGGATTGTCTGAACGGAGTTGTTCCAAAGAATAAGGGCATCGCTCAACAACTCCATTTTTAATTAATGCGTGCATGATCGTTCCTTAAGATGGCGTCAATGTCAACAAAACTGCAGCCACGTTTGTCGTTGTACCAACCGTGAATGATCTTGTCCCAGGAGAACCAGAGGGGATTGTTTCATCAAACAACCCGTAAGACGGGGCGGCTGCATCGTTGTTCAAGGCGATTCGATTGTTCATCGTTGACGTTATTGTCGAAGACCCCGCCGAGTTCGCGGCGAACNCGATCAAACGGGTGTAACTGAACGATGTCGATGGGCCAGTTGGCGTCAACGGGTTGGCGCCGGAAACGCTGCTGCCTATTGCCGCGTATCCACCGTATCTGTAAGTTGCTATCGCTCCTGCAACAGCTTGGTCGTTGGTGTCGTTGCTGTGAGAAAAAGCGTAAGATGCACCTTCAGAAGCACCCGCAACCTTGTAAGATACACAAAGACACGGCCTAGCGCCTTGATCGGCAACCTCTGTCCATCCAGCAGGACTCGTCCAAGTTGACACACTTCCGGAGTCTGCACAAAGAAAAGCGACCATCACGTCGCCTTGCTGTGTCCCCGCAGGCTTGTTTATCGTGAGCGATGATGATCCGTCTTTTGGATGGGCGGCTTGCGACGTGGCGATCAAACTGGGCGCTGGATCATTCCCGGCGTCCGGAGTTATAACTAAAGATATAGCCGCCCAAGAATAGTTGGTGCTGTCGGAAGCGGAACCCGTGAACGCGGCAGGATCAAAAGGGCTGCCGCCCGGTTGGCCCAACTTGTAACCAGAACCGATGATGCTGTCGACAGAAGAACCTTGGCCGTTCGCGCTTACGAAACCTGTGAGGTCAGAACTAGAATAAGTTTGGCCGGACGCCGTTGCTCCAGCCAGCGTCCCTGCTCCAGCGCAAAGAATCGCGTAACCACTTGCGCCCGGCGTGATCGATGGCGGATTAGCCAAATAACTGTTAAGAGCCGTGGCTGTGGTTGCATTTGCAGGAGGTATGTAAGGGTTTGCATTCCTCCAAACTTGAACAACAATAGAGCCGCCGTTCGATGCGCTGGTTGTCCCGCCCGTTAATGTCAGCGTCGTGTCTGGAGTAGAGCCCATGACGCGGTAACCGACAAAAAGATTTATATCTTGCGTATCATTGGCGTAAAGATCCGCTATTTTGTCGTATGCGAATATGTTGTAAGTTAAATCGCTCGTGGCATTGATTGCGAAGAAAACAACAACGACATCACCTTCTGCCGGAGAAGAACCAACCCCGCCGGTCAATGAGGTGAGCGGCACAGATATGTCAGACGCCGACGCGGTCAAGGCTGCTGCATAGCTGCCGACGAAAGTAAGTACTTTCGAACCGCCCGCAGCAGCCATCAGGATCGAGTCTGCGCTCATATTAAGACAACGCCTTTCCAACAACGAACCCAGACCAAGTGGTCCCACCGTCGCGTGTGAAGAAAGCGAGAACATCTCGGCCAGACGCCGTCAACACAGGAGCGGCTCCTCCGGGGAATGTCAATCCGGCAAACCACGTGATCGTGAATGCGCCGCCGTTGGTGAGTTCAAGAATAAAACACTGCGCCGTTCCGCTGGAAGGTACGTTGCTGACCGTGAATGTGGTGTCGGCAGCGATGGTCTTGTAAAAATAATTGCCCGTCGACAAGTTGATCTCGCTGGCAGAGACGTTCGCGGCAACTTCTCGCTCGGCGGTGATGGTCGGCGTTGTGATGGCCGGAGACGTGAAGCTGCCGGTGGTGACGGTCGGGTTGGTCAGCGTCTTGTTGGTCAGCGTTTGTGTGTCGGTGGTGCCGACAACCGCGCCGGTTGGCGTGGCTTTTCCGCTATCTTTGATCAACTTGCCCGTGGTTGTGTCGAAAGCGACCAAGTTGTTGTTGACGGCAGAACCCGGCCCGACAACATCACCAGACGAACCTGCGCTGGAGGCCAGCAACTTGACGGTGCCGCCAGCGTTTTTGAAATAGAGTTTCTCGTCTGTCGTGTTGATCGCCAACTCGCCATCAGCCAAGTTTACCGCAGACGGTGTTGCGGCGGCTGTGGAGGTGCGGTAAAGCTGAATTGGAGTGAAACCGGTCTGCGCCATGATTTTACCTCAGATTTTCGAGTTTGTACAGGGTTTTCATGTGCAATGCGGTCAGCTCGTCTATTATGTTCTCTAGGGCCGGTACATTGCGCGCGATCGACTCTCTGTTTTCATTGAGCCAAATTATCTCGTCATTGATGAGTTTTGCAAAGTCTTTTTTCTCTCCAGCAATTTCGCCAACTATGCCGAATGTGCCTTGGTAAGCTTCAACAAAGCCGTCCAGCCGGTCAATGACGTCGTCGTAATATTCGCCGAGAGCTTGGTGTTGAGCATAGGAATTGGTCTTCCAATGAGCGATGTGCGCTGCGTTCCTGGCGACGAACACCCTCTTTATCAGATCTTCCACCATCAGAATGTCCCTCCAGATATGTTGCCGAATGCGGGTGCGCCAGTGCCAGCGGAAATCAGCACTTGTCCCGCTGTTCCAACTGCTGTGAATGCGGTGGTGTCAACGCCAGATTGATAAGCCACCCTGCCAGCGCCGCCGCCAGCGAGGTTGGTCGCTTTTGCGGCTGTGCCCGTCGTGTTTTGGTTGAGTGTCGGAACGTCAGCGGCTTGGATGGCTGACATGACGACGTTGGTGCCGTTTCCGCGTAGATATTGACCAGACGTCACAGCACCGGCCAGCGCATTGATGGCTGCTTGCGCTGAGGTTTGGCCTGTGCCACCGTTGGCCAAAGCGAGCGTGCCGCCGAGCGTCAATGTGCCGGAGGTGGTGATGGGTGAACCGGTGAACGTCAACCCGGTCGTGCCGCCAGAAGCTGCGACCGACGTCACCGTGCCGAGCGGGTTGGCGCTCCACTGGTATGCAGAACCGGACCACTCCAGGAAAGTGTTGGCGACGGTCGGCGCGGCAATGAACGCCGTGACGCCAGAAGCGGTGTTGTAAACTATGCGATCCGCGCCGCCGCCGACGATGTTGGCGGCTGATCCGACAGACAAGGTGGACTGCGCGGCATTTTGCCAGCGGCTGTTTCCACTGCTGTAAACGATCACGTCGCCGCCGGAAAGGGCGCTGAACTCTACGTTGCCGTCAGTGCCGCCGAGCACGGAACCATAAGTCGGGCGCACGAACAAGATGCCCGAAGATGAGCTAACGTGCACAACGGCGGCGACAATCGCGATTGCGTTGGGTGTCGCGGGTTTGGTCTTCGTCAAGCCGCCCGTGACGCTCGGGTTGTAATACAGGATCTGACCTTGCACCCAAGATTCAGCGCCGCCGGTCGTGTCTATGTTTTTGACTTCGCCGAACGTGGCCACGAACACCCAGTCGTTGGTGGTGCCGGTCTCTGAGGCGACCCCGAGGATATAGTTGGACTGGTCAGCCGCCAAGCCCGTCGCTGGAGCAGCAGTCAAGCCTCCACTGGCGCCCAATGTGCCAGTGAACATCAGCACATCGCCTTTGGACGCTGGAGCAGTCAACTTGACCCGGTAATACAACTCCTCGCCAATGTGCAAGACCTGCGACCCGTTCATTTGAACGGAAAGCGTGCTGTACTGATCGTTGTTGTTGTAATACAACTTGCCCGTGGCGTCAGTTACGCTCGTGGCCGTGTCGAACTGGATGAAGTCGGGAGAGGAAATGCCGCCGGTCACGCTGGCCATGGACGTGATGTCGGTGTTGGCGCCAGACGCTGCTGCACCAAGATTCGACCGAGCTGTCGGAGCGTCTGTCGCCCCTGTGCCGCCGTTGGCCACCGCCAGCGTGCCACCCAATGTGAGTGTGCCAGAGGTGACAATCGGGCCACCAGTGAAGGTCATTCCCGTGGTGCCGCCGGAAGCGTCTACGCTGGTCACCGTGCCAGAGCCGCCTCCTCCGCCGCTTTGCGAGACCCAGTTGAATGTGCTGCCTGTCCAGTTGAGTATCGTGTTGGGGCTGGTGGGGGCAGTTATGAACGCGGTGACGCCGCTGGAGCTTTGGAACAAAATCTGGTTGGCTGCGCCGCCGCGAACTCGAGCGGCAGAATCCACATCCATGTCGCTCTCGTTGACCCAAAGGTAAGCGCCCGTGCCACCCGAGAACAATACTTGGCCAGCTACACCCACAGGACCAACGTATAAGCCATCCGCGCCACACCAGATGATAGCTCCAGCGTCCGGGACGATACTACGTGCCGTGCCACCATTGTTGAGCGGCAGGATGCCGTCCACTTCGTCGTCCACGCCAAGGTTGACCGCCGGGTGCTTGTGGTCAGCCCGGGAGATGTCGTCTGACACTCCAGCAGAGCCAGCTTGGAATGTCGGTTGAGGAGTTGCGTTGGACAAATTGGCGTCCAACGTCACATTGCCCGTCAGTTGACCGCCGCCCGTCAAACCGGTGCCTGCGATGACCTCCGTGGTTTCCGGCACATAGCCAGAAATGGTCGCCGGTATCGTGGTGGCGGAAACCACACGACCGGTTGCGTCAACGGTGAAGACTGGTATGGTCGAGCCGTCGCCATAAGTTCCCGCCGTCACACCACTCGCGGCGAGCTGGGTGGAGCCGATGCCGCCAGGAGCCACACTCAAGGTCACATTGGCGGTAAGCTGACCGCCGCCTTGCAGACCTGTTCCAGCGATGACTTGGCGAGACGTGGGCACGCCGGCAACACTCAACAAGTCGCCGACACGGATCTTGTAGTTGTTGCCCTGATAAACAATCATCATCAGGCTGTCTTCAGAGGCGACAGGAGCCTCCGGCAGCTGGGTGACGGTCGTCGGTATCAGGTTGCTAGGAACTTGTGCCATAGTTTCAGTCTATGATGAAGAGGAACCGTTCACCATCTTCAGAGATGATGAACTGCGTTCCATCTTGCGTGATCAAGCCAGACGGGTTTGTGTTGATCGGCGTGTCTGGACGGACGAACGGCAACACAATCCTGTCTTCTGGACGCGCCGCGAGCCGGTATGGATCATAGTCATCCATGTCCTCGCGGCAAACCATAAGGTTTGGGTAGTTCGGGTCAGAATGCAACTCCGCCAGCGGCAGCTTCCTAGAACAACGGCCACAAATGCCGATGCCGAATGTGGACTCACCACGGACGTCTAGGAATTTTCCGCCAGAGCTCATCGGGTGTAACAGGCTATGCCTGGATTGATGTTGGTCGGAGATCCGTCGTTGTCGCCGTCCCAAGCGCGTTGAACACTCATCGCCGCCCGCTGCTCCAACATCTGTATGAGGTTTGCGTCCACCATTGGCGTCTCTGCAGCGACCCGCGCCGCGAGACCATTGATGATGGCTTCTTGCCAACGATCCGGCATCTCAACTTGCTGTTGCAAATTCTCTGTGTCCATGATTTGGCGGTGACGCCAAATGATCAGCTGTTGATGCTCTGCCGCGATGTTCGGTGCCGGCCAAAGGTTGACGACAGGCTCTGGCAGGTCACGCTGGAACCAGTAAGTCAGCGGTCGACCTTGGAACACCTTGTTGCTTTGTGCGACATAACTGTCTCGGTTCAACACACCCATGGGGATTTCTTGCGGCATGGTGCCGAGATAAACCTCCGACATGACCATCGGGCTGACAGAGGTGATGCGGAAAAACTCCCGGCCCAGCGCAGGCACGATGTCTGTCCAAGTCCATTCACCCGCCGCAGCGGTCGTCGTTTGCTGACCGACGGTCGTCCAAACGATGCCATCCACAGAAGTTTGAAACGTCAAGTCGACTGCAGCAGCCAGCCATTTTATGCCGACTGTGTTCACCGTGGCGACGCCACCTTCGTTGTCCGTGAAGTCCACGGTGTAAGATGTCGACGTGATGACGGTTGCGCCTTCAGCCTCTTGCAGCGTGCGCAAGTTGGCGTTCAGAACTTCAACCGTTCCTGGAGAAAGGGTTACTTGATATTGCCCTTCGTAGAAGGGGTATATTTGACGCTCAATGCACCAGCTCGGCGGCTTTATGTTGGCCAGCTCGTTGAGCATGAATCGCAAACTGCTGAGCGCGTATTCATGCATCTCTGATGTGATGGATTGTGCCGGCAAACGACAACGCCTGAAGGCATGATCAAGCACCTTCAGCGCGTTTGTCGTTCTAGTTCCGATGCTGCCTGAATAGGCCATTTCATCTCCGGATTCGGTTCAGATGGCCGCTGATTCAGCTCGCCCGGTTGCCCAATTATCCTTCGGAAGACCGAAGGTAGAAAGTTACTTCATCTTTTTGCCAGGAATCAGCGGCTGACTTTTGTTGGTCGGGTAGCTCTTGCGCACAGCGCCGCCTGCCTTGCGAGCAACAGTTTCTGTGGGTGCGCGCAACATGGCCCTGTCGGGAAGCGCAGTTCCTGCTGCCATCGCTGCTTTTTTCTGAGCGAAATACTCTCTGCGTCGAGCATTTTGTGCTTCTTCCTCAGCTTGTTTTTGGTCGCGAGTCAATTTCGGCTTACGGATTTTGACAGGGCGACGGCGCGTCGGTTGGGCTGGAGCAGGGATCGCAGCAGGAGGAGCTGTCACCGACGGGCGTGAGACATACAGCTTTTGGCCAGCTTCGTTGTAAGTCACGTCGCCACCTTCGGCCTTTTTCATGACCTTGCCGCCTTCAGCCTTTTTCATCACCTTGCCGCCGCACATCATGGCTTGCTTGGCCGCGATCGCTGGTTTGCCCGGCATCGCAGGCGCGGCTGGTTTAGCGGCCACAGGAGCCACTTTAGATGCCTTGCGAGCGTCATTGCGTGCGTGGGCCGCTGCGGAGGTCGCCTTGCCATGCGCATTGGCTGGCGTGGCGGTCGGGGCCGGAGTCTTGGGGGCCGCTACGTTGCCGCCGCGTGCATAACCCTTGGTTGTGGTTTTCCCGCACGAGCCGGTGTAACCGGCTTCAGAAGGGAACTCGAAATCTTTCACGTAACGGAATGATTTTGTCATGTCATTTACCCACCCTAAGTTGGTCTATTTTGGTTTCTAAACGCTTGAAACCGTCGTCAAAATGATCGCGGATCTTTTCCAGGTCGTCACGAACTTCCGCTCTGGTTATGTGATCCCTAGCAACTTCCTCTCGGGTGCGATTGAGCAGTATGCTTATCCTCTGAAGTTCTTCGAACTTAGACTTGAGCATAAAACCCATGAGCGCAACCAAGCCGCTCAAAACAACATTCCAAACCATCATCTCCACGTTGCACTCCAGACTCAAGTGTAAAGGATGATGACCTTGCCTGTCGTGACGACGGTAAGACCGTTGTTGGCAGCGATGCCGTTGCCGCCGAAATGCACTGTTTCACCAGCGGCTGCGCTCGTCTTGGTGTAGAGAACGGTGCCGCTCGCGGCAGAAGCGTTGTCGTACACAGTCACGTTGCCAGCGCCGGTCACACTCATACCAAAGAATCCAGCCGGTGTTGGCTTGATCACGGTGGTTGTGTTGTTTACCTCGCGGTAGCCTAATTTGTCGCACATCATGGCAAAATCTCCTGTCGTGACGAGGGGGAAGCCCCTCGCTCATTGAAATTAAGCCGCAACAGCGCCGCGCAGACTGACGATCGCCCAACCAGCCGAAGTGTAAACGAGTTCAGCGGACTCACCGACGTTGGTGAACGTGATGGTCGTGAAACCTACCTTGGTCGTCGGCGTGAGCACAGCCGAACCGCCGTCCACGGTGTGGATGATGGTCTTGAACTGACCGATGGTGCCGTCAGCCAGCGTCAGAGCTTGCGCGGCACCTGTGGTGGTCAGGGAAGTCACTGCGGTGGTGGTGTTGACTGCGCCAGCGCCGCTGAGGGCCTGGACGTTGCCGATGTTAATGCCGGTGGTTGAACCGGTCAGAGCGCCGATGAAGCCGTTTTGCGACGTTACCGGGCCGGAAAAGGTGGTGGATGCCATTTGAAGTTCCTCTCATGCGAGTCAAGGTGCGCAGTCTGCATGACGTCAGCCGGGGCTGTCTGTCGCACCGGGTAATCCCGGGATCCCTCGCCCCGTAGGGCGAGGGGTGCTACTCAACTTAGACGCCAGCGGTACCGTAAACACCACGCGGGTCAGTCCAACCGAACACATAACGCTCGGTTGCCTTGTAACGCATGGAGTCGGTTTCGAAGTCGCCTTCCATCGATTTCTCGAGGCCGCGACGCATCAGCAGCTTCAGACCTTCCGGTGCATCCGTTTGGATCCACCATGCGGTCGTCGACGTGATACGCGACAGGTTGGCTTGACCTTCCGACAGCAGACCCATCGACTTGACTGGGTTGATGTCGTTGTCAGCGGTGCCAGTGCGCAGCACCGACTTCAGCAGGATTTCAGCTTGGAACACATTCGAAGGACCAGTGACGATCTTCTTCGGAGTCAGACGGATACGCTTGCCGTTGTTGTCAACTGCGTTGCGGATCTGAATGAGGATCTGTTCCAGCGAGGTCTGCGACAGAGCAGCCGGGGTGCTGAGCTGGTTGCTGAACACACCATTGACGATCGGGTGCGAAGTCGAAACCAGCGAAACGCCGTCGCCGCCGGTGTAAGCACCGTTGAACGCACGGTTCAGGATGTTTGCGCCGAGGGTTTCTTTTGTTTCGATCAGCGACTGCGCCAGATGCTTGGCGTAGGTTTGGCCGATGCGGATGTGGTCGCCATCTTCTACCAGAACCTTGGTCAGGCTGAATGCCAGGCCATAGACCTTGTAGAGGTAGCGCTGCAGGAACAGCACGCCGCCCGACTGATACGAAACAGCCATGCCGTCCGGCAGCTCTGGCGCGGCGCCAAAGCCGTACAGCACCGGCTCTTCATGGTAGTTGCGCGGAATGCCTTTTTGCTCGCGGAAGACCATCTTCCACTCGTCGGCACGCTGGTCGTAAACGCCATCAAAAACTTCGTTGAGGATTGGCTCAACAACTGACCGGAAGTCAGTACTACGCATAGGGGTAGCCATTGCTCAGCCCTCCTTATACCGAGTTAACTGCTGCTTTGTAGTGGTGTTCGTTGATGCGAACATTAGCCACGACATAAGCGTCAGTCAATGAATCAGTGATCTCATAGCCCCAGCCCGTGATCTGGAACTGGCCCGAAGTAGCCTGAATTGCGCCAAGACGAGTGTTCGAGAGACCGGTTTGTGTGGAGCCGCCCGGCGATGCAACGACCCAGTCGCACTCTTCGCCAACAGCGGTTTGCACCGAGTCGGTACCCGGAGTGCCGGGGTTGTTGTATTGCACTTCGAAAATCGTCTCTGGGTCGTCATAAACCCAAGCAACGATCTCGGTCGCGGTCACGCCGCTAGGCCAGAACGGCGAGATGGTCGGCTTGCCCGAGGCGTCGAGATACTGGCAGCCAGCGAAGATGCCCAGCAGGGAAATGCCATCGGTGGTGCCCGAACGGGTGCCATCCGACGTGCCCAGCTGGATCACGCCGTTGTCGGTGAGCTTCACAGGATCGCCCTGGAAGATGTTCGCGGCATAAGTGCTCGCGATGGTGTAGGCTTTCGGCCGCATCTGGCCACTATTGTGGAAAGACGGACGAAAACCAAAGGGTGCGCTAGTCGAAGACATAGTTGCTCCTAATGGTCAAAGGGTTTCGTCACGAGAGGTCAAACATGGCCTCTCGGTCTTGTCCCATTTCCATGTTGCCTTCCCCGATTTGCAGCTTGGACTTAGAGCTACGTGCCTGCTGCTCAAGGAACTCAGCCGTGTCGGTGAGCTTCTCTTCTTCGCGGAGCGGTGCGTTGTGGTGCGCTTCAATCATGTACTTCTCGTAGAGAGAAATAGGCAGCTTGAAAGCAAGCATTTCATTCACACCGATGAACCCCACCCAATCGCCGGTCTTCAGCGTGGCGTACTCCCAGCCGGGAACGTCTTCCGGCTTCACAGGCTCATAGCCAAGACGCATGCGCATCTGGATCGAGTCTCGCGGATTGGTGGTTGTCAGCCAGCACGTATGCCAGCCGGGGATAGAAGGCAAGTCCGGTAATGAGGACTGGAAAAATTGCTGACGGAACATTTCAACCCGCTCGTCATCAGAGAGATCACGATTCTGCGTGACAGCGCGATCTTTCATCGCTCTGTTGTCGCGACCCTCACCAGCAGATTTCTTTAGGCGTTCGTCTGTCATTGCTCGCTCCTTTCAGCGATTGTGTGAATTATTGAACTCAAATGTCTTAAAAGGCAAGCGATGTCAGGAACGATTGTTTCGATCGTATTCCGCATATCGCTTGACGTATTTTGCGCGCAGAACGGGATCGTCCCAGACGCCAGCTTCAATCAGAGCTTGCTTGCGCTCCGGCGACACATAAACTTCTCGACGAGTGCTTTGCGGCGCATGCTCACGACCGGAGCCGACAGCCGGGCCGCCGCGTGGCTCGCGACGACCTTCTGGCTCGTTGCTCTGGCGGCGCTGTTGGCGCTGCTCGAAACGCTCCGGCAAGCGGCGCGAAGCACGACGACGCAGCTCAGACCAGTACTCTTCTGTCTGAGGATTGTAGCCGTCCTTGGCCAAGGCCTGATCGATGGCGATGACGATGGCAGAGTCTTCGTCGCGGCCTTGCGCGTCGTACCAAGGATTCTCCTTGATGAACTCTTGCGCATAGCTCATCGTCAAGTCGTCGATGCCAGGTTGCGTTGACGGAGCTTGCTGTGATGCGAGCTGCTTCTGATATTGCAGCTGCTGCGCCCTCTGCATAGCTTGGTCGCGGTAGCGCATGGCCTGCGCCACGTCGTCACCATTGCCCGCCGCCACCGCCTTGGCAATGACGCGTTCAGCCATGTCAGCCTCTTTGGCCGCGCGAGCGATCTCGCCGTCGATGGCGTTGAGATCGCCTCTGTGTGCGCGCTGCTCTTGGGCCGTCAGGCGGCGCTCAAGGTCGTCATTGCGTTTGCGCAGGAAGTCTAGTTCAAGCTTGTCGCGCTTGATTGCTTGGTCGCGGCGCTCCTTGCGCTCTTGCTTTTCGAGTCGACGACGCTCACGAATGGCTTCGCGCTCGTCTTCATTGTCGTCTGAGCCATCTTCAGAACGGGCTACCCGTTCGTCGTCCTGATCTTCGTCCTCGTCGCCTTGATGCAGCTGCGACTCGTCTTCGACGATCACAATCTCTTCTTGGTTCTCGTCATCCTCATGCATAACGTCAGCCATCTTCATCTCCTATCAGATAAATGCGCGAATCGCAAGCGGGTCGCCTGTAACTTTGCCGATGATGTCGAGGTCGTTGAAGATAACGAACATCGCGCTTTCACCGTCGGCCATAGGCACCTCCCAACGATCGCCGCCATACTTTGCGACACGAACAAAATCACCTGCCTTGCACCAGTCACCCTCCGGCCACGACTGCATGCTGTCGCGGTTCTTGAATGCAAGCGGCCCGAGCGCAACCACCTTCGCCACCTGCGTGTTCCACTTTTCAGTGTCACGAGAGCCGGTGTCGATGATGATGCCGCCAGAAGACTTGCGCTTGGGTGTACGGATTTGGACCAGAATGCGGCTACCGAAAGGCTGAATGCCGGCGTCTACTGCCGGGAAAGCTTCCGCGAATGCATCCTCAGAGGTCATTGTCACTGTTTTTCTCCTCATCAAGAAGTTTTAAGAGCACATCGATCGCTGCTTCATAACCAGCGATCACACCAACACGATACCCGTACTCGAAGGCATCGCGATCCTGTGGCCGTCTCAAGGCGTCAACAGCGAACTGCTGTTGTTGTGCCTTGAGACGGTTTAATAGTTTTGTTTCTGTGTTCAATTAGCAACCCGGCCCTTTGTCTGGCTTCGGTGCTGGCGGCAGAGTCTGGCCTGTGACCTTCTCGCCTGCAGCCATGCGGTGCTTTTGTTTCACTGCTGCGCCCGTCATCGGGACGGTTCCTGGTGTCGGCTTGTCGCTCATGATTGCTCCTTACGGGTTGGGGTTGATGCCTGTGCCGGTGCTCACAGCAACCTTCTCTCCAGTGGCCATTTCGGCCGCTGCGAGGAGTTTGGCTGTGTCGTTGTCGGCGGTGTTCATGCGCTCTCGAGCAGCGATCTCTTCTGCTGAACGCATGGATTCCTGTTGCTGCCTGAACAGCTCTGATTGCATGCGAGCTTCCTGATCCCGCTGCTTGGCTTCCAGCTCTGCCTGCTTCGTTTGCATGCCTTGCTGGAGTTTCGCTTGTTCGAGTTGCAACTTGGCCTGATCGATCTGGCCTTGCTGCTGCAGCTTGGCTTGATCGACTTGAGCGCGCATTTGAGCGAGCTGACCTTGCACCTGAGCGCCCATTTGAGCGACCTGCAAGCTGGTGTCGGGCGGCATTTGCGGTTGCGGCTTGAACTGTTGCGAGAATTCGTCGATGGCCGCCAACTCTTGAGCGAAAGAACCGAGCTGCTGCTCGATGAGCTTCTGAACTTGAACGATCAAGTCCACTTCTTCCACAGACATCTTTGCCAATCAACTCGTCGCGCTGCGCTTTGTCGACGGCGTCGTGCGCTTGCGTGAGGTAATAGTTCAGCAGGTGGTCTCGCAGGTGCTGCGCCATGGGGTAAAGGTAGGTCTTCATGATGGTCGGGTTGGAGCCGAATAATGGAGACTTCAAAAACGCCATGTGTGTGGTGATNTGCGCAACGTGATCCTGCTGCGACAACACATAAACGGGTTGCCCCATGGCTGCCGCGACGTTTTCGCTCACCGGATCGATGTCCTCTGTGCCAACTTCAGGCTGCAACACCTCGTCTTGCGGCACTTTCATTGTTCGCAGGAACAATTCTTCGACCTTGCGTGGGTCGTAGAGGTCTGGATGAGCCTCCGAGCGTTGCAAAATCGCTTGAACCTGAGCGAAACGCTGTGTTTCACTGAAAATCGCCGGGTCGCTGACCGGAACAACGTCCATCGGGCCGTCGAAGTCGCTCGGATCGATCTCGATGCCGGCGGCGTTGGCCTCGATGTCCTCTTCCGTCAGGTAGGCGCTGTTGATTCGGTGCAGAATCTTGAAGCACCGAGCCATGGANGNGTGCAANCGCGAGTGGATGGAGCTGAAAACCACCATGCCCTGCTCGATGAGNGCCAGCGTCGTGCCCACAGGAGCATTCGGNTTCTGGTCAGAGAGCTTNTCGAACGAAGTTTGCACCACNCCCTTGCCAGCGTCCACCAAGAATCCCAACAGCTGGAACAACACCGGCGANGGCGGGTTGAACGGCATGGGCATGGCGAGCTTGCGGATGTCGTCCACNAGCGCACCNCCNTCCATTTCCACGACGTCTGTCGGTTGCAAGTTGATGGTCTGACCGTTCGGCCCACCTTTCAACTTGATCATGGTTGGGATGTTCTGGATGTGGGCGCTGTCCAGCAGTGCGCGCAGTGCGCCCGTGGCCGCTCCGCTCAGGCCACCGATCATGTGGGTCAGACCGATTGGGTAAGCGCCGCGCCAAGGCACAAACGGGAACTCAACAATCCACTCCAGCTCCTTGCGCTGGTCGTCGTCCGGCTCCCAGTTGCGGTAGAGCGCCAACGCCTTGCTGCTGGTCTTGTCGATGCTGATGATGTAGGGTTCTACGCCGTCACCGAAGTCCAGATGCGTGTAGATTTCGAACACGGTGCGCAGACCGTCTTCGTTGTAGCTGGTCTCTTTGCGACCTTCGATTTTGTCGTTGGCGACAGAAGCTTTGCTGAACTCTGGGTCGCCCGCATAGCTCAGATCCACGTCGATGTACATGCCAGCCTTGACGCGGCGCTGGTACTCCATCTTGGTGATGTACTGCACGTGCGTCTTGCGCTCGGCGGTATAGAAGTTCGTGGCAGCAAACGGCAAATAAATGTCGTCGATGGGGATGAACTCAGACGACGGACGACGGTGCTGCGGGTTCCACATGAGCTTCAGGTACTGACCGCCGCCCAGCGGCAGCTGCGTGCTGAGCTGCTCCAGCTCCGAGCGGAACTCCTGCATTTGCTCAGTGGTCTGCCANTTCATGAACTCGGCNTTGCGCTCGGCCTTTTGCAACTTGTCGCGGTCAGCCTTGCCGACAATCTTGCTCTTGACAGGGCCACCCGGCGGGAAGATTTCCTTCATCACTCGCGCAGAGAAGTCTACGCAAGCCTCCACCAACATCGGGTGCACGACCTTGGTGGCGCCAGTGAACTGAGCGCCGCCCGGCGCGTCGTCACCGAGACCAGTGCGGCGCAACCCTTCCTCATACTGCTTGTCGCGCTTCTCGCGAGCCTCTTTGTCGCGGTCTAACTTGTCCATCAAGTCGACAACG